TAATTGCATCAATTAATTGAATCATCCTGCAATCTCCATTAATGTAATTGTAGATGTTGGATTGCCTGAACCAACATTGTATTGTGTATACACATTAGAGCCTCCATTAAATGATGCTTGCTGTGTTTTGTATGTAACTGCTGATACCGTTGCTGGAGAATCAAGATAAGATGTTCCGCAAGTTCCAATAAAATTTCTACCAGCCACTCCAGTCCAACCGCCAGATGATTCAAATTCAAACAAGTCTGTTGCCCCTCTCATTAACTTTAATTGCAGGGTTGTATCATTTGTATCTTTACCACATCCTGTTTGCTGAACTATTACTAAAATTTTACTTGAAGTGCTTGATGGTGTAATAGTTGCTGTTAGCCCCGTATCAACCATTGTTGTTGTACTTGATGTAGTTTGTGTTGCATAAGTAGCATTAACAACTTGCAGCACAGACCCTGCTGGCAATCTTGCTTTTGCCAATGTGCCAGATGAAATGTTTGTTGCGTTTAAAGATGTAAGTGATGCGCCAGAGCCTGATGGAGCAAGTACATCTGTACCAATTACCAAACCTAAAGATGTTCTTGCCGCAGATGCGGAGGTTGCTGCTGTACCACCATTAGCGATTGCTACAGTTCCAGTTACGTTTGCTGCTGTTCCCGTTGTATTCTGGTTCAATGTTGGGAATGTGCAATTTGTCAAAGTTCCGCTTGATGGTGTACCAAGTGCGCCACCACTGACTAGATTCCCGCTTGCAGTACCAGTCAATGCCGCAGTAATTGTTCCTGCGGTAAAGTTACCCGAGGCGTCTCTAGCAACAATAGTTGACGCTGTGTTTGCGTTTGTTGCATTTGATGTAACAGTAAACGTTGCCGCACTTGATTGGTTTGCTGTAAATGTCTGTGAACCTGATAGCCCAGTACCAGACACGTTCATTGTTAACGTAGCGTTGTTAACGGTCGGCAAATCAGAAGTTAGTGCCATCGTTCCCGTTGTTGCAGGCATTGTGATGGTTGTAGCTCCAGCCACCGCAGCGGCTTTAAAGAGAGTTGTGCCTGATGTAAAGCCACTAAAGTTAGCTCCGGTACCACCAATAGTTGGTAGCGATAATGACGGAGAAGTTGCAAACACTAAAGAACCTGAGCCTGTCTCACCCGTTACCGCAGCGGCAAGGTTGGCTGAACTTGGCGTAGCAAGGAAGGTAGCTACGCCTGTTCCAAGGCCGGATACGCCTGTGCTGATGGGTAGGCCGGTTGCATTGGTCAGAGTCGCGCTAGAGGGCGTTCCAAGTGCCGGGGTCACCAGCGTGGGGCTGGTCGCAAACACCAGAGAGCCAGAGCCTGTTTCGTCCGTAACGGCAGATGCAAGATTGGCTGAACTTGGCGTAGCAAGGAAGGTGGCTACATTTGAACCTAAACCACTGACACCTGTGGAAATTGGCAAGCCTGTTGCGTTTGTTAGAGTAGCTGAGACTGGTGTTCCCAAAGCAGTGGCATTTCCAGAGGCATCAAGATTGACTGATTTACTGGAAGGGTAGGTAACAAATACGTCTTTTGTGCCTGCTGAAAATGTAAGTGCGGTTGGTTGTGTTCCCGCACTATTTGCCAACACGGTTGTTCGTGCCAAAGTCGTACCTGACAGGGTGTAAGTTCCAATTCCTACTTCCCATTCAGATGTGGTTTGCCCAGCAATGGTGTAATATGTAGTGTTGGCATTACCAATAACAGCAAAAGATTGGAATCCAGTCGATGCTCCGAGCAGCGTCACTGTTCCTGTGCCAGCCGTAGTGGTAGTCTCTTTTACGCGATTCGCAAGTACGAGTGCCATAAGTATCCTTAATCCGTTTCAACCAAAGCCCAGTTGGATGTTTCTGCATTATTCACCAGCGCCCAGTTGGATGTTTCTGCATTATTCACCAGCGCCCAGTTGGATGTTTCTGCATTATTCACCAAAATCCAGTAAACGGCGATCACAGTTCCGACCGAACCCGAAGCTTGAACTCCAGACAAAGCCAAAGACCTTGGGCCAAGCCCCAGCGTGCCAACATTACCCGCCGCTGAATTTCCTGTTAATGCAAGTTCTTTGCCCGGAGCTATTGTACTAACCGCCCCGGAAGCCACCACGCCAGACAAGGCAATGGAAAGTGCGGGAGATACCGTACCAACTTCACCAGAACCCGTTGCACCCGATACCGCCACAGATTGGCTTGGAGTTACATACCCTACATCGCCAAAAGCTATTTGACCAACAATAGGAACGCCGAGATCGCCTAAAAAGCCTAACGCTTCTACACCTGTCAAGGCAGGTAAAACAACTGGCCCAACCGTCTCAACGTTTCCAACCGCCTGAACCCCAGTTATTGCAACTTCTTTAGCGTGGGTTACCGTCCCTGCAAAACCTGAAGCCACCACTCCAGTCAGAGCAACTGAAATAGCAGGTTCTACTGTACCAACTGATCCTGTAGCCACATCGCCGGACGTTGCATCCGACTCGTTGTAGATCATCGTCCCAACAAGGCCGGATGCCTCTACGCCGGACAGCGCAACTACTACACCACCATTTGTGACTGTGCCAACATTTCCAGCCGCAGACACGCCCGTCAGGGCAAGAGAAATATCTTGTGCGCCTAACGATGCAAACGGAGCCTGTGCAAATGCGGATATACCAAACATGGTTTACGGCCTACGCCGCCTCCGCTTAGGTTGTTGCCAAGCGAATTAACGCCGCTGCTGTTGTGTTGGCAGGCATCGTTAGCGTAAAAGTACCCGCTGTGATGGTCTGTGAACCAAACGTGTGAACGCTGATAGCTTTGTTGCTCTGAGTTGAGTTGTAAAGCAGTACAGTATCAAACGCCGTGGACAGTGTCACCGTGGTATAGGTAAGTGAAGCTGAAGGCGTGAAAAACGCTACGCCAGCAGTTGCTGAAGTGTTAGTCGAGGTTGGAGCCGTGGCATTCGTTACCGTTATGCCGCCAGCGGTATAGCCCGTACCAGAAACTTCGCCAGTAGCAGAATATGCTGTGGTTGATGCGTTGTAAGTAGCTGACGTCAAGTACAAAGCCGCTTTGAGGGTATCTGTAGTGGGCGCAGTCAAGCTGGTACGCGAGACAAGCGTTGCAGTGCCGAGTTGATGCTCACCAAGCATAAGCTGGCTCATAAAAGAAGTACACATTGATTGGGTGTTTGCCATGATATTTCCTTAAAAAGATGCCACTGAGCTAGTAAGCGTTACGGTTTTCTTCAACTGAACATGTGCGGATCGGTGAACAAGTTCCCCATCCAACCAATACTCAACCCATGTGGTGAGTTCATTGTCATTATCGACTGTACCTTCCCGCTTTTCAAGCAAAGAATCGTCCATGTCGCCTTTGGTTGTAGTGACTAACATTATGCGATCCTTATGATTGCTGAAGTGTTGGTGACAGCGGGAAACTGTACCGTGAATGTTGCTGTCGAAGTCTTGTCTGCACCAAAGTCCAATACGCACACCGCAGGATTGCCACCACCGTTTTGATAAATCAATGCACCCCGAGCAGTAAGAGCTGAAGTCCACGCTGCATTGTCAAAGGAGATGTATGCGGTGTTACCAGAGTTGCCTACCGTGGGAGTTTGCGCAATCGTGAGTGCCAGCCCACCAGCCGTGTACCCAGAAGCCACAACCTCGCCCGTAACCGTATAAGCCGTGGTAGAGGCATTAAGCGTGGCGTCATTGGTGTACAGAGCCATGTAAAACGTGCTGGACGTAAAGTTGAACGTCCCGTTCATGATGCCTGTTTTGAAAGTGTTGCAAGCAAAGTTTCCTTGAAAAGCCATTACGTCACCGCCTGTCTATATTGACCAGACCTGTAAGCGTCCTGACGCTCCATGCCATCGCCAAGGCGTTTAGCCAAGGCAAGCGCTTCTTTGTACTTGGCATCGTAGCCCAAAATAATATCAGCTTCACCTTTCATAAAAGTATAAGCTTCAACTAACGCGCCATACAACAAAACGGTATCAAAGTTGTCACCCAGCCAAGTTGTCACTGCTGTAGTGATTGACTCGGGGTAATAGTAGTAGTGCAGCTCTACGTAATACGTGGCATCAGGTGTTGGGCCAACAATAAGAGAAAGTTCGTTTGTAATTGCTGAACTGACAATTGTTGGGCCAAACAAAGCATAATATTTTGGCTCGCCTGTATCGTTTGGCGTTGGGTACGCCTGACGAATGAAGTTCACATCCTTGTTGAGCAAGTATTCAAACGTGCCTGTGTCCAAGTTAGCGCCAGTCACGCCAGTCACCAACGCCAGTGAATAGACAGACAAGAAATCATTTGGTAAAGATATGTACTTGTTGTTTGCCGTGATTGCGGTGTATTGATTCTTACGAATAGAGGGGAACTGCACAGAGTTGTATATGCGTTGTTCAGCCTGCGTAATAAAAGTATTGATCTGCGTAGTCGCAGATACAGTACCTCCACTTGCAAGGTATACATCGGGAAACTGATTCTCCGTGTATGACTGAATCGTGTTATACAACTCGGTGTAGTTCATGCCATCGGGCCTCTAGCCATCACGCCTTTGGTGGCGCAACCAGTGCCACGTATTTTGATACCAGTTGTCTTAACTTGTTCATCACCAGCAGACTTGCTGATTGCGCCGATGCTTACATCAAGCGTATCAAGCCTGCTGCTGCTTGGCTCTTTACCATTTGAAGTAACCTTCATGGCTTTGCCATCCATTGTGTGAGGCTCAGCATACACAGCTGCATTGCCAACTTCTTTACCGCCTTGTTTCATGCTGAATTTAGCCATTAACCGCTCCTTTGATTGTTTGCGCGCGCCATGTTGCGACCAACAGATTTCATTTGGTCAGTGGTCACGCCGCCCTTGGCTAATTTAGTCATGGGCTTACCGGGGTGCAGCTTTTTCTCATGCTTATGCACAGCACCCGCGATCATTTTTTTGTCTTGTTTTAAATCTTTCTTGTCCATCACTGACTCCTTATGTCGTTGCTACCGTAACTGTACCAAGTTCTACAGCTAAAACCAAGTTATTTGGGGTTAAAGCTGTATCAAAACCAGATGAACCACCGACTGGGTTCCATCCCCACTGAAAGATTCGACTACCACCCCCGTTATACCCGTCATCGAGTGTCCCAGAGACTTGGTAGCTTGTATCTGGCCTTGGCTCACGTACCGCTTGCGGGTCGTTGACCGGATACATACCCAACTGAAGCTGCGGTTGATCTGGATCCCAACAAGATTTGCAGACTTTGATGTTGTATATCTTGGTCTTAACAACCTGCTTGCGCAGCTCCTGCAACTTGTACCGCTGCCCACACCTGTCGCATTCAGCAATTGAATATTTACCTGAAGCAAATCTATTTGGCATAGCTCACCTCAGTAGAACAACTGCCTTGGGACAAACCGATCTGGGGCTTTCTCACGATCTTCTTGGGACGCCAACAGCCACTGCTGCTCGTACTCACCCTTTAAGAACACCACACGATCAGGAGAAACATCAGGTCGTTTTGAGCCAATATAAAACGCCAACCCTGCAACCATGCAAGGGATCAGACGAAATGGGATGTCTTGTACGTTCACACCGGTTCCAGCATCGCGTAAGCGACGTAGACGCCAATACACAAAGGTGTAGTCCCCACCGGAGTTGGGGGCAGGCCAGACGTTGATACAGGGCAGGTTTTGCGCAAAGATTGCCGCACTGGAGGTGTGCGCCGCTGCCGTAGTGTAGTTCTGCCCACGGGTGCAATTTATCAGGTTGTTGCCGTCCACATTGGTGTACCCAATGGTCTCAGAGTCAATCTTGATAAACCCAGTCGTGGTTAGTGCTGATGCGTTGCTGACCGCAACGGTTGTGTCTGTGCTGGTGATTGTGCTGCTTAACGTGACAGATGTTGCATTTGTCTGCGCCGTCTGACGGTTGATCCACACTTGAATTGGACGACCAGTCGTAAGTTTGTTTGGGATGGTCGAGTAGGTAGGCTCAGAGATACGGGAGATGTTGACGTCTGTCTGATTTGACGCTACACCGTTGCTCTGGCGAATGACGTGGTCAAGCAAGTCAATCGTGTCTTCTGGGAGTGGGTATACCGCTTGTCCGGTAACCATAGTAATTGCGCCTTCTTCCACTGTCCACAGGTTGATGCCACGGTTTGCCCACTCGATGGTGAGCAAGTTCAGCGAACGGCGTGCCGTACGAAACTCATAACCAGTACGAACCTCTAAACCCGCCCGCTCATAGGCTTCCTCGATCATCTCATTGAGATCAAGGTTAAACGAATCGGAAGAGGATACGTAAGCCATTATCTAAACCCTGCTGTTTTCTTTGCTACGCTTTTAGGCTGAGCTACAAACTGCTTACCTGCCGCCTTACCTTTACGCTTGGCTTTGGTTGTAGCAGCATACTCTGCTGAGGACAACGACTTGATAGCTGCTTCAGGTAAGTATCTCTCACCTGTTTTTGACGAAGGCTTCCCCGACTTGGTACGCCATTTCTGGTCGCCCCAATTTTTAAGAGAAGTCTGCGGTGCTTTCAATCTCGGTATCCCCCGCCAGCAGCCTTGTACCGTTTAGCCATGACCTGCGCTTTTCTCGCGCTCCATTGCCCTGCGCCCGTACCTACGATTGCCGCAGCTTTTACACTGTTGAAAATACGTTTGCGTAAATCAGGCTTGGTGTAGTTACCAGCTTCATTCACTTTGGACTTTGTTTTGCCGCCTTCGGCGTACATGGCGACTTTGTTCGGATCATCCTTGCGTTTGATCGTCTTGGCCTTTGGCATCTTAGAGGGGTTGACAGCACCCATGCCGCGACTCGACATCATTTAACACACCGTCCCGCGAGTCTTACCACGCTGAGCTATACCATCCGCGCGCGCAGAAGCTGTACCACCTTTGGAGAAGTTCTCAGGATAGGTTTTAGCAGCGTTGTAGGCCTTGTCTTTTTTGGTCTGCATCTTGGCATCGTCAGCTTCTTGAACCATTTGTTTTTCTTTTTGGTTTTTTTCAGCTTGAGCGGTATCAGCCCTATTTTGCGCTTTTTCCAGCCCTTTATAAGCGGTTCCAAGTACAGCGCCGGTTATTCCAGCGCCTGCAATTTTAGCGCCTACTCCACTTCCGCCACCGCCGCCACGACCGCCGCCCTCAAGCGGCTGATCGTCCATCCCGTGCCTTGTATGTCTTCCCATGATTTAGCACATCTTTCCGCGAGTCTTACCGCGCTGAGCAATACCGTCACCACGACTGGAAGCCATACTGCTAGAAGCCATCTTCTTGACCGCGCCACCATGCTTCATTCCCGTTGCCGTCTGAACTTTGCCGCTTAAATCACGGTATGTTTTGCCTTTATTTTCATCCGCTTTACGCATCGCCGGGCTGACGTAAGGTTTATTTGCATAATCCACAATGGCGGTTCCTACATCAGACGCAGCTTTTTTTATCATGCGTTCATTTTCTTCACTTTTGCGACCTTGTTCGCCAAGATTAGGCTCTGAAGTTTCTTTGGGGGCAGGCGCGTCGGTTGCTTTTTTAATGTTACTGCTTAACCCAAACAAATCCGTAATATTTTTTGATCTATACGGTTTGTTTTCAACTTTTTCTTCGACTGCGGCTTTGCCAGCATTAGCTTCGGCTTTTTCTTCTTCGTCTTGATGAGCTTTTTGATTGGCTAGACCTTTAGCCTCTAAAGCTTTCATATCAACTTTTGAAGATGCTTTACTGGCGGGGGCAGAATCATCCTTCATTTTGGTGTTGTACTTCTTACCGCCAAATTCAAATTCTGTGTTGCCTGCTTCGCGGGCTGCACGGAATGCTTTACCAAATGCACTTGTTGCCATGATTACTCCTTAGCAGGCTTTGCCGCCCATTTTCATCTTAACCATTTTTGCCTTGGTTTTGCCTTTAGAAGCAACGCCGTCAGCCGCTTTATGACCAGCAGCCATGCCGCCTTTTTTCATCATGCCCATACCACCAGCAGGAGGGCGGGGGGCAGCGGGGGCAGCGCCCATAGCGCCCATAGCGCCTCTACCAGCACCCATACCGCGTTTTTTGGCAGCCATAGCAGCCATCATCTTGGGATCCATTCTTGTAGCCATCTCGCCACCTCTTTTAAAAGTTTTGCCTTTATCGGCGTTTGAAAAATCTTTGCCCACAGACTGTGGGACTCCGGCTTTCTTGGCAAACGCTGGATTATGGGCCACCGCTTCCATGAATCTGTGTTGCTTGGCGCTACTACTCGGCATCGTCTTTCTTGCGATTCAACAATTTCTTCATAGTCTCGGTTTCGTAGATGCGGATTGCCACCCAAACAATACTGAGCAGTGCTGAGACAGCGGGTAAGAATTCCACAAGCGTTCCTATGACGGTGATAAGTGATACGCCATCAAGGGCATACTTTAGAGTTTCTTGGTTTTGTTCATTCATACAAACCTACCTTTTGTTTTGCCTTTGACAGCGCAGCCGTCAGCACGGGCTGAAGCCGTTCCCCCTTTAGCCATGCCTTTACCGGAAATGATTTCACCCATTCCAGCACGAGAAGGAGTTTTATCGTCTTTTTTATCCCCAGAGTCATCACTGACGGCGGTTTTTATACCCGCTGCGGCAGCACCAGCACCTGCTGCACGAACACCTGTTCGGGCCGCTGCTCGATCTTGGGCATCTTCAGTCACCTTCTTAGCGCTACCACGTAAGTGTGAGGTGTCTTGATTGATTTTTTTGAGATCGCCCATTGTGCTGGAACTACCTCTCAAAGAAGGCATCTTGCTGTACTTGGTTCCGCTGATGCTTGCGCCTGCGCCGCCGCCCTCAAGTATTTGGTCATCGGTTGGTTTCTTGCCAATTTTTGCCATGATTACCTCAACACTTCCATCTTGCTAAAGAAGCCGCCTTGCGGGTAGGCTTGCCTTTTTCATCTTTCATCGGGCCGGGCATACCAGACATACGTGCACAGAAAGAATCCTTGCGCTTGCCGCCTCCGGGCTGTGGAGCCTTCAAGTTGCTTCCTGTTGCTGCGTTGTACTTGGCACGGCCTTTGGCAGTCAAGCCCGCCCCCTTGGAAGCGGGTAGTTTTTCACCACGACCAATTGCAAGGGAGGGAGTTTTTTTAGCCATAGAACACCGAGAGGCTGGTTAACGAGCCAACGCTCAGCGTCAAATACAAACCTGTACTTGCCAAAATACCTTCGCCGGGGACGAGGACATACGTAGAGTTGGCTACGGTTTGACTTGTAATGTCCATTGTGAACAAAACCTCGCCCGAGGCGCTACCGTCACGAATTTCAAATGTGCACGCGGTACTTATAGCAGGTGTAACAACAAAACCTTTGAGTCGTGTACGACCTGCGTAATACGACCCAGCGGTACTGCGGTGCGCTGACTTAACGTCTGTTTGCATTGCCATAATCAATCTCCTTTAGAACAGGGGCCAAAGCCCCTTAGATCAATTATTGTTGAGTGGCGGTTGGGTTTGCAGAACCGTCAGAGTCTTTGACGACATACGTCAAGGTCAATATGCCAGCACCAGATGTGGCGGTGACGTTGGCCTGTGTAAACGTGATGATTGCGTCTGACGTACCTACGTTGTTACACAGCACAGCGGCGGCGGCAGAGTTATTGCCCAGCAAAATATTTACGATGCCAGTGTTTGTAAATACGCTTCCGTTTGCGGCTGTATTAATTGCAACAGCATTAGCGAAGAGTGCGTATGTAGGAGTTGTTGTTGCATATGCAACAGTGGTGTTAAACGCCGCAGAAAGAATCTGTGAGCCTGCGGGAATCGTGAAGGCAACCGTAGCTGCTGTAATGTCCGTGTACAAAATGTCTTTAGACTGCGATACGACTGTCGCGCCCA